TATAGGTAAAGTAGGTGATTGGGCGGGGAGGAGTTGGGATTGGTGTCGTTAGGGTGACTGCGGTGCAGAGAAAGAAAAGTAGTAAAAGTAAAGAAGTTATTTTGGGGTTATCCACATATTCCCTTGTTTTCCCCAGCGTACTTTATGTAAGGCATTAGCAGTTGGAGGTTTACCACCAACACTTTCTCCTATTGGCTCACCACCCAGTTTTAAATTAGAAAATCTATTATCTGCTTTCTCTCTATTCTTATGTTGTATGTAGGTATAAGGCCATTCTCCTTTTTCATAAAGCCATGCCAATCTATGTGCATACTGTTGGATGCCATTTATAGTTATCATGTAATATCCTCTACATAGATACCCTGCTTCTTTATTTAAAAACCTCTTATTGCAGGCTCTACTAACCCATACCCTAATGAAGACTCCTGTTTCTGGATTATAATGAAACTGTTGTTTTAGCTGCTCTTGTGTAAGGTCTGTAGCTTTCATTATGTAGGGAATTGTGCTAGACTGCTTAAAGACATTGATTTCTCCTGCAAAAGAAAGTGATGTTTAGGGGATGTAGAAGTTCTTAGCTTCTACATCTCTGAGTTTACCAGAAAGACCTCCCCTAAACAAGACAAATCAATGCATTCCCTACCACTTTTATAGAAATTACTTAGTATTTAGCTAGTTTGTGGTATTCTAGTACTTTATTTACTTACGCAAGGCGTATAGGAGTACTTATGAAAGGCGATTCCGCTTCAATAATTAACCTAGATAGTGTGGTAAGTCCTGCAATTCTAGCCTCAATCTTTGGTTGTAACGTATCATTAATATACCAATCATGCCAACAAGGTAGACTACCTACTCCTATAATTGAACATACATATAGAGAAGCAATACAACAGTACCTAAGCTACTATAAAAAGTCAGTAGAATTGCGACTAACTAAAGAAGCTAATGAACAAGAAGTAAAACTAGCTAAAGTAAAGTCAGATATGCAGTTTAAAGAGGACAAGATAAATGCTAAAGAGGCATTGTATAAGAAAGAGAAAGAACAAAGATCAAATCAGGAACAATATGATGAAAGTAATGAAGGTATGCCACCTTTAATAGCGGCTAAAACTAAACAAGATATACGTTTAGCTATTGCAAGAGAGCAACATCTCTGGATTAAAGCAGCTATAGAGAGAAGTGAGTATCTAAGTTTAGAATCTATGATAGAGCTATGCGAACCTCTACTTTCAACTATAAAGCAAACTCTACTTTCTTTATCACATACCTCTGATGATGCTGAAAAAGCTGTTGATCTAGTAATGCATACACTTTACCAACTAGGTGTAACGATGGTATCTCAATCTAAGATGGATGAGGACAACTTTATAAAGTCTATTATGGAAAGAGAGATAGATACAACACTAATTGATGTAGAGGCGGCTCATGAGCCTTTATTATGAGTAGTTTTAAGAGGAAGTTTACTAATATCTATGAGAGAAAGCTTTGGGGAAACCTTCTAAGTATACTAAGACCAGCAGTACGCATGAGTACTATAGAGTGGGCGCAAACCTTTAGAGTACTTACTAAAGAGGAGAGCCATCATGCAGGTAGGTTTGATTGTAGTAAGATTCCTGCCCTAGAGTATGTCTATACTTGTTGCGATAATAGGATGATTTACATTATAAGTGCTATGAAGGGTTCGCAAATAGGCTGGTCAGAGTTAACTAACAATGTAATTGGTAGAACTATACATACTAATCCCCAAAAGATACAGTGGGCATTTCCAGGGTTAGAGCCTAGTAAAGTATATAGTAGAGAGAAACTAAAACCTTTCTTTACAGGTACTAAAGTATTAAGAGAATTAATTAACATAGGTGTGGCGAAAGAAAGCTTTAGTTTCTTTAAGTTCACAGGTGGCTTTCTAAAGCTAACTACATTAGGAGCTATATCATCTGCTAAGTCTTCTTCTATACCTTTTATAGGTTGTGAAGAGCCTGATGACTTTGTGGATAACGTAAAGAATCAAGGTAGTACGTTAGAGAACTTGAAAGGTAGGCAGAAGTCTTTCCCTATAGGGTTTAAGAAACTACTAATAGGAGGTACGCCAACTGATAAAGACTTTAGTAGAGTTGAGTCTTGTTATAAAGAGTCTAATAGGATGATCTTTAAAGCACAGTGCCACCATTGTCAAGCGTTGGTTGAGCTTAGTCTTGATTACTTAAAGTATGATGAGTATCAAGATAGGTTTTTACATGAGCTTTATGGAAAGGATAATCCAGAGAGTGCCTATTTTGAGTGTCCTACTTGTTTACAGTCTTGGACGTTTGAGGAGAAGAACAAGAACATTAGGGCGGGTATGGAGTTTGGCTTTACAGACTTTTGTGGTAACAAGTCTAGGGGATGGCATGCTAGTAAACCAGAAGTAACAGAGAACTTTGGTTTCTTACTACCTGAATTACTCTCTACATTAAGTTCCTCTACATTTGTAACACTTGCCCAGAACAAGATTAAAGCAGAAAAGGAATTAGCTAAAGGTAATGAAGGGCTATTGAAGTCTTTTACAAATAACTCCTATGGGTTGCCTTATGCTTCTGGTATTTCTTCTTTAGAACCTAATGAACTTAAATTATTACGCAGTAACTATGAAGAAGGGATTGTTCCTATAGATGGACTTGTGCTAACTGCTGGTATAGATGTGCAAGATAATAGGTTTGCTTATGTAGTTAGGGCATGGGGGAGGAATAATAACTCTTGGTTAGTTAAGTGGGAAGAGATATTTGGGGATGTACTGAACCAAGATGATGCCATTTGGAAAGAGTTAACTAATAGAGTAGTTACTGCTGAGTTTCCGCATGCTGGAGGAAAGGCACTAAAAGTAGCTGCTATATCTATAGATAGTGGGGATAATACAGAGTTAGTTTACCGTTGGACTTTAGCAATGCAACAGCATAACCCTCAAATCTTTGCTACAAAAGGAGTTAAAGACTTACGTTGGAGTGAGAATGAGATATACCAAGAGCCTTCAGTCTTAGAGATTAATAGGGATGCCCAGACTAGAAAGACACTTGCAGAAACAATGGGACTAACTCTATTTAGACTTGCTTCTCATAAAGCACATGACCAGATACTAAAGAGATTAGCTTTAAACTCTAATACAGATGCAAAGTCAAATATCTACTTCTTTAATCAACAGTCATATGGGCATTATGAAGAGCAGATGGTGTCATGTAGGAAGCTTGTAGATAGTGGAAGTGCCTATAGTAGGTCAACCTTTAAGTTGATTCCTGGGAAGCGTAAAGAAGCTATGGATGCTGAGAAGAACGCCTTGCATGCTTCTTATGCTTTAGGAATTAGGAACTACACTCACGCAAACTGGCAAGCTATAGAAGAGTATTTACATAACTAGACTTTTTTACCTTTACTATTTAGTAAATATAGTGACCTTCTTCAGTATATGAGTAGTAAGACTTCTCTTAGTTTATTACATAGATGTGATAATGTTGGGGGTTTTTGTGCAGGGCATGTTATAATAAGTATGTAAGATATTACATATATGTAATATTATCTTTAGGAAGTATACTGATTATGAGAAAGGCTGTACTAAAAGAAGATTTGATTATGGTATTAAGTACCAAAGCTAAGAAAGTAAATTGTATTACTCCTTTAGAAGCTAAAGAGGTTTTATGCCTTACTAATGAATCTGCTTATGTATTATATTCTGCCTATAAAACATTCCCTTTTAAAGTGGCTAAAGAGATAACTGATACTGAAGTAGGTAAAGCCTTGGGATGGCAAACTGCAAAAGTACAAAGGAATAGGCTACTCTTGGAGAAGAATAACCTATTTAGGCTCATTAGGTATGGTACTAAGTTTGATGGCGTTACGCGTGTTTATGTAGGTGTAGATGTTGTAGCTTTATGTCAGGCAGGGCAGTAAAAGTCACCCCATTGACTTATTTTATTTTAAATGTAATAGTTGTAGCTATATACTTAACTAATAGATGGGCATTAGTAAGTATAGCTCTTGATATTGGTGAAGTCTAAGGAGTCCCCGAATGGTTTATATTTTTAAAGAAACTATACAGTCTATAAATAACTTGTTTCTTAATATCCTATGTGCAATAACTGGAGTTCTAGTTTTTTCACTTACACTTATAGTGATGATTCCTTACTCATTCTTTATGATAATTCTAACAGAGCTATTTTATAAAAGGAAAAACTAGATGAAGATTACTTTAGAAGAAGCCGAACGTCAACTGCTTACTGTAAATGCAGCTATAGAAGCCCTCATAGCGGGTAAACGGTTAAATCAACTTAGAGTTGGTTCAGGTACATTTGCAAGGCTTTATGTCTTTTCAGAGATAACATTAGAAAACCTAAAACAGCATAGAGATGAATTGCTTTCTGTTATAGGAGGGCTAGAAGACGTAGCCCCTGAATTTACTAAGAATATGCATATACCTCTAATTGTCTCTAAGGAGATATTTTAATGGCCGACTTAGAAGATATTTATAATGAAAGGGTAGTACAACCTTTAGCATTTGAAGGGGCTAGTACTTCTTATAAGTCTGGGTTAAGAGGGTTGATCTCTGGGGATGCAGATACTCTTGCAGCTAGAGAACTACTCTTGTTACAGATGAGAAGCGCACATGCTATTAGGAATAATGGAACTGCTCAGGCTGCATTGCTCAAATACTTGACCAGTTTAGGGGCTGTTAAGGTTAAGTGGACTAATAAAGACGGTACTAGACATGATGTAGCTCAAGAAAAGTGGGATTTGTTCCAAGAAAACCCTAATATGGATGGGTATGGTACTTTAGGTAACACACAACTGGTATGGAATAGCTCTATATTCCAGACAGGTAACAGCTACACAAGAATGTTAGTTAGTAAAGGTGCGGAAGGGACAGTTCCACTAAAGTTACAGACTATTCCTTCTGAAATGCATGATGTTCTATATAATGGAGAGAGTGATAGGGATAATATAAGAACAGGCATTAAGTTTGTTAATAATGTACCAAAGACCTATTACTTTCGTGAAGGTTTGTACAATAGTTTATGGAATGGTAGTTCTTTCTCTTCAGACCTTATAAAGATTAAAGCAGAAGAGATTATCCATCAGTTCGATAGAGAAACTCCTGGACAATGGTTAGGTATTCCTAAGTTGGCTAGTGTTTTAGTCTCTCTTTATGAGTTAGATGAACTTCGTGATGCTACAGTAAGTAAACAAAAGGCAGCACAAGCAATTGCATGGATTGTAGAGAATACTAATCCTCTTTCTATGACCCCTACAGGTAGCCCTATAATGGCTAAAGATAAGGATGAGAAAGATAAGATAGTGTTCAAGTCTTCAGGTGGTAATACACAATACTTGAACAAAGGGGAGAAGATTAATTTCTACCAATCTACTGATATAGGTACTAACTTACCTGTATTAATAAGCTCAGAGCTAAGAAGAATAGCTTCAAGCCTAGGCATGCCATATCACAGTTTAACAGGAGATACATCTGGTTTAGATTTCTCTTCATTAAGGGCTATTGCTATAGAACTTAGAACTAGATTAGAGTTTATCCATCAGTTTAGAACTATTCCTTTAGGCTTAGGTCAAGTAACAAAGAGATTTAAAGAGCTAGGTAGTCTATACTTTCCTATAGAGGACGCAATAGCTACTTATCAATTACCAAGATGGTATGGTGTAGATGATTTAAAAGATAGCCAAGCCAATCTACTAAATCTATCTATGGGTACTACCACTTTACAGAGATTACTTGATGAAAGGCATTTAACTTTTGAAGATATATTAGCTAGTAGGTCTATGTTAGAAGAAGTAGGATTAGGACATCTAATGGAAGGAAAGACAGATGCAAGCAAGCAAGTAACAAATAATGAAGCAAATATTAACAGTTCGGAGTAAATTACATTGACAGTATTTAAAGAAGATGTATAATCTTATACTACCATTGGAGAAAGTTTTATGACTATAGAGATCCTATCTAAGGACGATCTTATACAGTTAAAGAGAACAGATAAGAAAACTCTCTTTAAAGAGAAGTCTAGTAAAATTAAATTTACCGATGGCCTAGTACATGGAGTACTAAAACCCTCAAAAGTAGGAAGTTCTTCAAAGGAAGTGAAGAGCAAAGCTGCTGATCCTCATCAATCTCTAGCAGATAAAGATACACTAGATGTTAAAATAGTGTGCAATACCGCATGGCTATGTGATAGTCATATGGATGTTCTAACAGACACTTGTTATGACAAGTCTATATCTATGAAAGGTATAACTATTCCACATATTGCTGACCATAATCAAAGTAGTACTGCCCATGTTGGTGATGTTACTAGAATATATACTGCTAAAATAGCTATTGATCTATTAGGCAAAGTCTCTGAAGAAAACAAACACATAACTGCCTTAGTTATGGAGTCTACTGTTAGAAAAGACTACAATGCAGATGTATATAAGTTCTATAAAAATGGAAAGATCAACCAACACTCTATAGGTTTAAAGTATGAAGAATTAAGTCTTGCTATAGATAGTTCCGATGAAGAGGATAAAGAGGAGAAGGCTGTTTGGGATGAGGCTTTTCCTAATGTACTTAATAAAGAGCTAGTCAAAGAAAGAGGCTATTTCTGGCTAGTGAAAGAGATTGACATCATAGAGAATAGTTGTGTTCTCTTTGGTGCTAATAGTTTAACTCCTACCTTGGAAGTTAAAGCTGCTACAAGAGCAACACCACCCATTTCAACTAAAGTAGGAATTACTATGGACTTAGAACAAGCCTTAGCTAAAAACCTGGAATTAACTTCCGAGGTTGCAGCATTAAAGGCAGACAAAGCACTATCGTATACTAAAGGGGCTAGTGAAGAACAAGCTAGAGTTTTAGGTATTTTAAAATCCGCAGAAACATTAGGATTAAATCAAGAAGTAGCATTAAAACGTATTGCTGCTAAATCATCAGTAGAGGATTCTACCTCAATGTTCACAGACATTGCAGAAGCAATTCAGAAGGCAGTTCCAGTAATTACTGATACTGCTACTATTACTTCCACTATTAATAAAGAGACTGTTCCTAAAGAAGAAGAGTCTTTCATCAAAGGCTTTGAAACAGCTATGTCTTCTTTAGATAAAGCTGAAGACGGTCGAGCTTCTTGGGGTAGTTTATGAGTTTAAATCAAAAGAATGGCGGCTTTATTGCTTATCCTGACAGAGTTCAGAATAAGACTTTCTTTAGAGCTACGGATAGAGCAACTAAGAAAGTAACTGTTAAAAGTGGACAGGTATTAAAAGCGTATTCATTTTTAAAGAGTGATGCTGTAGGTAAGTCTATTGCCTATAATGGATTCTTAGAAACCGCAGAAGTTACTTTTGCAAATATTACAGCAAGTCAAACTATTATTCTTGCTGGCTTAACCTATACAGATGGTGGTTCTGGTACTACTGCTGAACAACTAGCTGCTGCTTGGTCTAGTATTGCTGATGGTGCTGCTGGTGTAGATCCTGCGCAAGGCGCATTTACAGGTACTTTAACAGGTTACTTTACTCAGTCTATTGATACAACTAGAGTGATGTTTACTTCAACATCTCCTGATGAGAACGTAACTGATCTAGCTGATTCTGGTACTGCTACAGACCCATTGATTTCTATTATTCAGGGTACTGCTACTAGAGATGTTGTTGAAGGTGTTCTCTGTTTTGATGTAGATGCTACTTCTTCTGATGTAGATGCTTCTGCTTTTACATCTGCGAGCTTTTGGCAAGATGCTTTAGTATGGGCTGTTGATGCCTCAGTAGACACTATTGAGTTATCTGATGGAACTACTGTTTCTTGTACAGCTTATAATACAGGGTGTTCTGGCTCTTCAGAAGTATCACATTTACTTAAACGCAAATTTGTAGAAGGTTCTAGCTTTCAAGAGTTAGGATTTTTAACTGTAGGAGAGGAGGCGTAACATGGCACTAGAATTTATGAGTCCGTACACTGTACAGAAGCTATTGTCAGGAGTTATTCCTGCTAATCGGGATGATCGCCCTAATTGGTTACAAAGTTTCTTCGGACAAACAAGAACAACTGAAGATAAGACTGTAAACTTCGATGTAGAGTTTTCTACTAAGAATGTTATGGGCATGAACGTAGCACCTAATGTAGATGCTACTCCTATCATGTTAGAAGACTTCGGCCATAAAGAGCTTAGTTTTTCTTATGCTAAAGAAGGTTTAAACTCTCCTGATTATGAAGAGATTAATACTAGACGTTTAGGCCAAGCAATTGGTACTGTAAATGTACAAGAGAATGAAGTTCTTAATATTAGAGCTAAGTTAGCTATTGCAGAACAACGCTTTGAGAACTTGTTTGAGCTTAATGCTTCTAACATCATCTTTACTGGTGGTCATGTAGCTGAGAGTGAAAAGCATCCTAAAGTAGTCTATAACTTTGGACGTACTGTCAAAACAAGTGAAGCTGGTCTTAATTCTGGTTATGTTCCAGAAGTTGATCTTACTACTGTTAATGCTAATGGTGGTGTAGGTAAACGTGCTTGGGGTTCTACAGGTGGTACTGTTGACGTTTCCCCAGTACAAGATTTAGTTATTATGGTCAATACTGCTGAAAGACGCGGTGGTGTTAAAGCTGTAGTAATGTCTGGTGATGCTTATGAGCTATTTGAAGCAGATATTAATACTAACTACAAGGATGCTGCTACTCTTACATTAAGTATTCAGAACAGAATTGATCTTCATATTCTTCCTACTGTTGAGAAATTTCAATCTCTTAACTTTAGAAGAAGCTATCCTGTAGGAATGGGTAAGTTTGTAGACATCTATACTTATGATGCTGTTTATCATGACAGAATCACTGGTGTAGAAACTAAGTTTGTTCCTGATGGTTATGTTGCTTGTCTACCTAATCCACAATTAGGTGTCAAGGTTTATGGACGTATCATGCATCCTGCCGCTAAGTATATGGCAATGCCTCGTTGGATTAACTACTGGTCTAATCCTAAAACAGGTAAACAAGAGTATGAAACGCATATGAACTACATTCTAGGACACACAGATATTGATTCTGTAGTTGCTTGGAAAGTTAAGTAAGTTGGTTAGGAGAAACCTAGTAAGAGTTCTTACTAGGTTTCTCTTTTAACATGGCAAAATCCTTTGAATATAAAATATCAGGAGACTCTATAAAGGATATAGAGGACTTCCTAGATATAAAAAAATTACATAAAGCTGCGAAAGAGGCTATAGACTATCATGCTACGCAGATAGACTTTGCAATCTACCGAAGCGTTAAGAATAGATATACACATAATATAGATACAAGGAAGCATAGGATAGGTAAGTCTTCTAGTAGAGCTAAAAGAGTTAAGAACCTTACAACAGGCGGCCTTGTTTATCTAAGAAGAACTTATGACCTTAGTAAATTTGATACTACTGTAGCTATGGGTAATATTAATCCTTCTGCTACAAAGAAGGGAAGAGTCCATACTACTCAGATAATCAAAGGAAGACGTAAAGTAATTTATGGGAAAGTAGGGAATGGTGGGTTTATACCTATACATGCTAGGGAAAATCAGAATAGCCCTGCTACAAGAATGAGAATGAAAGGGGGTAAAACAGTTATGCTTGAAAGGATGGGGAATACCCGTAAACCTTCAGAGTTACTACGAGGCCCAACTTCTACTATGATGATTGCCTTCGCTTTAAAGAATGATACTGATGTTAAAAAGGCTGTAGCTGATTTTTCAACTAACTGGTTTTCATTTTACAACCCATGAGAGAAACTAAAGAACAAATTGCTCTAACTTTAGAACATGCTGGAGAGGCATTGCAGTTTCCTGCTGGAGTTATACAAGGTATCCCAGGACATTTAGTATATAATGTTCAAGACTTCTCTTCTATATATGACTTAAATAAGCAAGACTTTGATTTTCAAGTTTCTAATGAGGAGTTTACTGCTATAGGCGGGTCTGTAAGAAACTCTTTCCTATATACTTTACTGAACAAATCTTATAGGTTTGAGATAGATACTATTGTAGATGACTTAACTGGATGGATGCAATTAACTACAAACTTAGTAGAGATAATTGATGTTTGATGAAATCTTCCTTATAGACTTAATTAAGTCTGCTAATCCTACTTATACAGTAGAGTATGCAAGAGATTCAGATATAGATAACATCCATAAGGTGGTTATTCAGCCTTTAGTGTATGTAGGTCATGTAGGAATTAAGAGGCAATTCCCTGAAGACTTTATAGCAGACGGCTACCACGAACTAGATAACAGTGAAATTCTTATAACTACTATCCAGTTCTTATGTAAGAGAGCGGCTCTTGTGGAAACAAGAGCTAATATTAAAAGAGCTTATGAAAAACAATCTCCATTTCCTAATGATTCTAATTACTCTAGTATAGTTTTTATGGAGGCTAGTGTAGTTGCTAAAACTGGTGTGAACGTGTGGTGGCAAGAGATTGTAGGTACTGTCATGCCTAGAATAAGTTAATTAAGAGGTTGTAGATATGTCTATAGTAAGATTAGATACAAAGGGTAATAAAGTAGTTACTTCTAAAGGGGTGACTATTGTAGAAAAGGTAAAAACAATTAAGTCAAGAAATAAGAAGAAGGGATTGAAAACACCTTCTTGTATTAATGACATTCTAGAAACTGAAGAAACTATGCGTGAGGACGTAAAATGAGTATTTTAATAGTACCATCATTAATTAAAGGGGAGTCGCATGGCTGGTGAAGTAAGGTTTCATGAAAAAGCTATTGCCATTTATGGTATAGCACAAAACTCTGAAGGAGTTTCTGCTGTTGTTGGTGGGCTAAAGCAAGGCACTATTACAGTAGCATTATCAACTACAGCAGTAGTTGGAGTTGGTACTTTCTTTGTTGCAGAAGCTATTGTCGGAGACTTGATTTATAATTCAGGTGTTGAAATTGGCAGGATTCAATCTGTTACTGATAACACTAATATGGTTATTACTTCAGCAGCCATTGCGGTTACTGCTGATACATATTCCACTACTAAAACTGTAACTTCAGGTACTATGTCTGTAACATCAGGAGCTACTGCTGTTACTGGAGTATCTACTGCATTTTTAACAGAAGTAGTTGCTGGAACTTATCTTTATGATGAAACTGGAGCTATAATTGCTCAAGTAGCGTCTATAGCTGATGATACAACAATAACTTTAGTTAGCAATGCCCCTTCAACTAAAGCGGGAACTATTTTCTCTGTAGGGTTAGGAGCTAAAAACGCTCTAGCAGTACTTAACTTAAATTATAATACAGAGATTTCTTCAGAAGCATTTGTATATGTAGGTGATGAGTTAAATAGAGATGAAGATACGGTTATTACTGATAAGTTCTCTAAGCTAGACTTTGAAACTTTCTTACCTAGTTTAGGTATTATTGCTACTCCTGGCGCACCTCCTTTAGATTCAGAAGTACCAATGGTAGACTGGTTTGGTGCTGTAGGTATGGCAACAGATCTTACAGCTAATGATGAAGCAACTTTTACTAATGCTAGTCCTTCTAATGACTTCTTAACTATTGAGATTCGTAGAACTAGTCCTGGGATTTCTACAGATAAAGTATATACTTCTTTTGACAATAGAGGCATGGTAGATTTAGATGCTACAATTGGTACAAGAGCTAAGTTAAAGTTTGATTTTATGGGTAACTTAGATAGTGTTACTCAGAAAACTAAACTTACAGCAGACTTTGAAGATCAAAAATCAGAGCATATTGGTTCTTTAAAAAGTACTACAATCACCCAAGCAGAACTTAATCTATATAATGGGTCTACTCCACCTAGTTTCACTCCTGGACTTAAAACAGTATGTTTTGATAAGATGATAGCTCCTAATGCAGCAGCATTTGAATACGCTAGATTCTTAACAGGTTGTGTAGATGGATGGTCTAAAGGTGCTACACCTTCTGATGTAACACTCACTATTTTAGAAGATGAAGCTGGCGCACTTTATAATCCAGATAATCAACTAGAGAAAAATCATGGGTTAAAGGTATCGTTTGGTACTGTTATTGGTAAAAAAGCTTCTATTCATTTTACTAAGTTACAACTTGCTAATGTATCTTCTTCAACTGTAGCTACTTACACAGGGCAAGATATTGCATTTAGAAATACAGGCAATACATTAATAACATTATCTTAATATTAATTAATTAGAGGGCAATCTAATGGCAAAACAACTATATGTAAAGTTACAAACTGCTACTATTGAACTACCTATCTCAGCTAAAGATCCGTCTGGAGCTAAAGATACTATTATAGTAGGTTTTAAACGTGGAGATACTAAAACTACAGGAGCAGTTCTTGAGTCTTTTTCTAAAGCGTCTGATATTTATGTGAGGATGCTCTATGGGCAACCTTTAGAAGGTAAAGTTACAGACGAAGATAAAGAGACTGAAGAGTACACTTCTGAAGAAGTAGAGAAAGCTATGGATGGTATCTCTAATATCATTAAAGAGAATATAATTTATTTAAAGAACGCTTCTTGTGTTGTTGTAGATTCAGAGGCAAGTGGTAAGCCTATTGATCTTCAAGTCAATGATACAAGAAAAGCCAAACCAACGGACTTCTGGGCAAATGAAGAAGAGTGTCTGGATGCCCTCCTGGAACTTTACCTTCTCGCAATGCCTTGGAAGTCCGCCTTTTCTATAGCCTTTAATAAGGCACTTATTAACATGGACACTACTGAGGAACGCACAAAAAACTAATAGAGCTGGGCAAGGCGTTAGGATATGCTACTTTACAAGGGAATAGAAACTCTAAAGTAGCATCATCCAAACGAGATGAAGATATTTTTGCTCAAGCTTTCCCTACACTTGCTCCAGAAGAGGAAGAAGAGGAAGACGAGGAAGAAGATATAGAGATTATCTATTTACATAAAGATAATGAAGAAGTGTATGTTATTTTTAGGATTCTTACTATGTATCTAGGAGAATACTACTCTATTGACTCAGCTATGTTATTAGAATTAATAAAAGATAAAGCGTTACCTCTACAAGAGACACTATCCTATATTGCCCACATGCACAGTGAGTATGCTGGTATTTTAATCGCTTCAGCAAGAGATACTAAACAAGATGTCGACAACAGCGCCTACTAAAACCCTTAAATTAGACCTAGAAGTTGGTGTTACAGGGGAACAAGGGTTAAAATTTGCTTCAGACCTTGCAAAGCACCTTGGTGTAACACTAGAAGAATTAAAACATACTATTGAGGATGTAGGTACAGCACACGAAAAACGATTTCTACATATAGAGGCATCGAGTAAAAACGCTAGGCTATTACTAAGGCTTTATCAGCAACTAGCTTATGGTTTACGACAGTATACTGGGGAGCTTGATAAGAATGGGAAGAAGATACAGAAGGACTTTAATCTTGCCGATACCACAGCTAAAGTAGTCTCTGATCCTCTTCAAGAGCAAAAAGAGATAGAGACGGCTAGACTACTTGAACTAAACAAGAAGCTAAAAGAATTAGAACTTGAAGCTCTTGGTATAGACAAAGCTAGGGATAAATTTAACAAGGCTGCTGCTGAAGCTATATTAGTTCAGATAAAAAAAGAAATAGCAGGTCGTGAAGAGCTTCTTGCTTTACAAAAGAAGCAGTTTGCTGCTGGAAAGTCTCAAGCTATAGCTGAAAGCAAGCTAGAAGCTGAGAAAGAAGACAGAAAGAGAACTAACTTTTCACTAGCTCAATCAAAAGCTACTTGGAAAGATATAGTTGCTAGAGATAAAGCTGAAGCAGATTTAGCTGCTAGAAAACTAGATTTCATTAATACACATGCTGCCGCTGAGAGACGCTTACTAGATAAGCACCATCAACAAGCTATAGCAATTAATAAGTCTATAGATAAGGACATCAAGATAGGTTTAGAACTAAACCTATCTGAGCTTAGAAAAGATCTGAAAGAGGCAGAGGACTTACAGACAGAGTTCTTAAAGAAACAAGAAGCACAATTTAGAGAAGCTGTTCTTAGGAAAGAGACTTATGAGAAATCAAGGAGAAGTAGAGCTTCTACTGTAGATACTGGAGCATTAACTAGGATCAACAAGGTACTAGAGATAGAAAAGCAAGCTATCATCTCTGGTGCTAAGAGCATAGAAGTCTTTAGAATACAACAGAGTCATAAGCGACTAGAACTAGAAAGAGAAATTAGTGCCAAGTTAAGGGCTATCAGAGTACGGTTCGCTTCTAGAGACTTAACAGTACAAGAAGCTGCAAGAGAGAGAGAAGCTGCTTTAGAAAGATATAGAGTAGCCTCCCTTAGAGTACATAGAGAAACTGAAAAAAGAAATAAAGAGCATTTAGCATCGGAACAAAAGATTTCCAAGGCAAAAGCAAACCAACTTAAATCTACAAACTCACAAAATAAAGCTCTAAAGAGAACAACCCATTTAATAGAGCCTACATTACTTAACAGTAATAAGAAGTTACTCAAAATCATATTAAAGTCTGTTGCTGGGTATAGGGCAATGAACTTCCTCATTAATTCTGTTCAACGATCATTATTATCAATACCAAAAGCAGGTATAGCTCAACAAGCTAACATAGCGGCTTTAACAGGTACATTCGGATCAACTCTAGCTAGGAAAGAGTTAGCTTTTGTAAGTGAAGTAGCTGATGAATACGGATTAAGTCTAGAACAATTAGAAGGTAGTTTTGCTAAGTTTGCCCCTTCTGCAAGATTAGCAGGAGCATCTTTAGCTGAAGTAAATCAAATCTTTAAAGATTTTAGTGCAGTAGGTACTGTTCTTCACAAAACACCAGACCAAATGGACGCTATCTTCTTAGCATTAGAACAGATGTTCGCTAAAGGTAAAGTCCAATCAGAAGAGATCAAGAAGCAGTTAGGAAACCAATTACCTGCTGCTATTGCAATAGCCGCTGAAGCTGTAGGTAGAACTCCTAAAGCTTTTATGAAGGCAATGGAGATGAATCTAATCATTGCTAAAGATGCAGTGCCTAAGATAGCCGCTCTATATAAAGAGATATTTGCCCCAGAAAAAGTATTAGGGACAATTTCACAACAACTTCAAGCCCAGTGGCAGAGGTTAATAACTAGATCTACTGTACTTTCTAGAGAACTATTTGCTCGCTCCAAAGCCTTTATGAATAAGTTTGTTACGTCTGTTAATAAAGGTCTTGAAGTTGTTATAGACAATCTAGATGGCATTATACAAGGACTTCAAGCCATTGCAATAGTAATAGCTGTTAGAGTAGTCGGAGCTATAGCTGTAACTACTTCTCATATAATAGCAATGAACCTAGCCTTACTAGCTACTAAAGGTGGTCTTAACGCTATAATAACTATGGCTGTTGGTGCTGCTGCTGCTTTTCTACATGTAAATGCTCCCATAGTCTTAGCTATTGCTGGAGTAACTACACTAATAGGATTGTTTTTAAAGTTATCTGGCGTTAGTCTTAAATATGGTAAAGAGAATAGTGCGCAATTAGAAGTACAAACGAAACTTACAAAAGAGTGGGGTGATCTAGTAATAGTACAAGCTAATGCTAATGCTAAGATTGCCAAGCTCAAGAAAGACGGTGCTTCTGAGGATGATGCCAGAATTGTAGCTTTAGAGAAAGTAAAAGACCTACAGTTTGAGTCTCTGGAAGGGGCTAATAGAGCTTTAGATCATTTTAACGAAGTACAGCAGAAGTCTAATGCTATCTATGTAAATATGGCAGGGAAGAATGTAACTCTTTCTAATGCTCTATCAGCTACTTGGGAGCATATGTGGGGAGAGGCTAAGAAGGGTATGGAGCGTCTTATGGCCAGCATATCTGAAACTATATCTGCTATATCGTCTTTATATACTGAGTTCACTGTTTTCATGGGGATTATCTATGATGTAATTGTTCATTGGCTAGAAGCGTCAAGTACAGCATTACTAAACAAAGTTAAAGAGTCTATACTTGATGTAAAAAGCTTACATGATGACTTTATTGGAGATCTAACTGCACAGAGCCTTGCAATAGCTCATTTCTTTAAAACAGGCTCTCTTAATTCATACGAAGAAACACGAGAAGAAGCAGAAGCAGCTACTAAGAGTATCGTGGAATGGTCTAATGCTCTAGCGGAGACTTTGAAGACCACCTATAATAAGTATCTTAATATTGGTGTTGATGGTGTAACGTCAGTTACAACTGCCGTTGCTGAAGGTACAGGCAAAGCCGTAGACGCAGCTTTAGAAACTATAGATGAATTATCAGTGAAGGCTAAAGCCGCACTAGATGATCTACAAAAACATATAGATGCAACAACATTGAAGATAGCTACTTCTGCGGAATCTAAAGATAAAATAGCACTACAGGCAAAATTAGATGCTCTTGAAGATAAGTTTCAAGAACAGTGGGAGAAGCATCAGAAAGATTTAAAAGATTCAAAAGACGCGAAAACAAAAGCACAACTAGCTTATCTCAAGTCTTTAGAAGATACTGAAATTATCTTACTTAGATTACAAGGCTATACACATAAAGCTAATGTATTACAAATACAGCGAGATACAGAAAGAAAGTTAGCGGCTATAAAGGGCGACAAAGCAGAAGAGGTAGCCGCAAGAAAACGTCTGGAGCAGATACGAACTCTAAAATTAAAAAATGCAGATATAGCGGCTGAGACTGTAAAGGCCAGAGAAGCTGAAAAGAAGTATAATAATGAAGTAGCTAAAACTACTGCTCTTGCTAAACTGACAGGATCGGATCAAATAACACTACTTGATACCCTCCATAAGCTTAGAGAAGATCAAATACTTCAACAGGAACAATATCTACGACAACTTAGAGAAGAAGCCGCACTTACTGCTGAGTTAAGTCCTGCTGCTATAGCCGCTATAGATGCACAACAAGGTAGAGTAGATGCTCTTATAGCGCAAAGAGAAGGATTACCTGAAGTAGCTCCTGCTGGCGGAAGTATGCTTCATTCATTTAGTTCTGGGTTTGGTATACTAGATAAAGCAGACGAGGATCAGGCTTCATTAGACAGGAACTTCTCTACTTATGAAGACGCAGAAGAACAGAGATTAGACCGTATTTTTGAAGAGCAACTTGCTAAAGCTACCTCTAGAGAAGCAGAACAAAAAGCTGCTGAAGAGCATCATGAAGGACTACTAAATATAGAGAAAGTATATGCTGAGAAGTCTTTTAATATATCTATGAATAAAGGGATAGGTATATCCCAAGTAGGTGCTGATGTTGCTATGGGACTTACTAAGACAATGGTTAAGATGTATGGCGAAGAAAGTAAACAAGCTAGAATTGCTTTTGCCGCTTATAAAGCCTTTGCTATTGCTAAGACTATAATAGCTACTTCTCAAGGAGTCATGAGTGCTATAACTACTAGTGGCAATATCTATGTAGGTATAGCAATGGCGGCTATGGTAGCGGCAATGGGTGCAGTAGAAATTGCTACAATTATAGCACAACCTATGCCTTCTGCTCATGGCGGCTTAGACTATGTGCCTAAAGAACAAACTTATCTACTAGATAAAGGAGAAAGGGTACTTTCCCCTAGCCAAAATAAAGACTTTACTCAGTCATTAGCAAGAGATAAGCAACAAGAAGCCACACCACCTCAAGATATAAAGATAATTAACACTGTAGACCCAGAAGTTTTTAATGAATTTCTAGAGAGTGAAGACGGTGAACGTGTTATAATGAATACTGTTAGACGAAACGAGGCAGCATAATGGCGTATATTAATGGGACTGCTACAAACTATCATGACTTATTAGATACTATAAGGACTCATGTAGAAGTCACTCTTCCTGTTCTCGAACGATGGGTAGTTCTAGAAGAAGTAACTACTGGTATAGATAGATACACTATCTGGAAAGCTCCAGGTCTTGATGGTACTAAAGAAATCTTCATGGGACTACAATTATGAAATAGCTGGGTTCACAGGCTATACTCCAGGAAATACTTGGGAGACACAGCCAGGCTTTGTATCTAGAGGATGTCCTTTATGGAATGGAGCTATTCCTTATTGGATAGTTGCTAATGGGCAACGACTAGTAGTAGTTGCTAATATAGAAAGTAACTATGTAAGTTTCCATATGGGGTTTATGCTCCCTTTTGCTACTCCAGGGCAATACCCTTACCCTTTACTAATAGGAGGTTGTTTATCTTCAAGTCAACCAGCTACAAGATATTCCTCTACCTCCTATAATAATTGGTGGAAAGGCTATAAATGGCAAAATGGGACTAGCGGTTCTAATACCTCATATTCTACTAATTTACTAAGGTCTATCGCGGGGTCATGGGGTAACTATGAGGTAACTGCATATCATTTGCTAGCTAGTGGAGTTCAAAGATTAACGAGAAACACTATTCATGATAGTGGTATACAAGTAGGGTATTATGGATTAAGACCTTTAACACTTGCTACGATTGGAGGAACTCCATACTACTATCCGTATATATATGGGGATATAGATGGACTTTATCATATTTCTGGTTTTAATAATGTAACAGAAAACACTATAGTTGTAGATGGCATTACCTATATAGTTTTTAGGGATGTTTGGAGAACTCAGTTTCACGACTACATGGCACTAAAGGCTACTTAAATGGCATATCAAACAGGTTCAGTTGCAAATGGCGATGCATTAAAAACTACATTAATTAGTTTTATGACTAGTAATGGGTATACTTTAGTTAATGGCTGGTATGGTAAAGGTAAATCTTCTGTTAAATTTACCAATTCAGTAGACGTACTATTCAGTTCACTAGTACATACTAGTTTCAGTAACTCAAGAATTTATTTGAACTCATCATATTCTTCTAACTTGCATAATATTACTGTAGGGGATACTTTCAGAATACATTCTTCTGATGCAAATTGGGATCAGCTAATTGCAACAGTTGTAGGCATTTCATCTTCAGCTTCTGTTGGTGCTAACTATATTAGCTTAACTACTCCTACCTCTACAGTTGGTTTTTCATCCGTAGATTATACCAATACTTCGATTGAGAAGGTGTCTTATTCTGGTACAGAAGAGTCTCTGGTAGTACTAGCTGAAGGGGATGGGAGGATTGGTAGTTATAACCAACCTCTTAGGTGTACGCTTTGGGTAGATGCGCAACATTGGCCTGTAACTTACCATATGTTTGCTTCTGATACCCAAATATCTTGTGTATTACACTATGCTGGCCTTAGAGTAATGCCATTGTTTATAGGAGAAATAGTTAAAGTTGATGATAATGCTTTTGTAGGGGGCGAGTGGACATTTGCATCAGGAGACAACGAACAACCTAGAACAAACTTCCCATCTGCTGAAATAGGATATGCTTCTGAGACAATTGGCACACCTTCATGGATATCTACTCCTGTAGGCCGTGGGTCTACAGGTGCGCCTTTTGGAGGCTCTCTCTATTCCGTTGGTTCTAGTGCGCAACATCTCACTACTAGAATACATTGCGAAATAGATGGTCATACTTTTCCTACCGCGAGAGAGTCCGTAAGACAGTATAGTAATAAGGTACAGCTAACTCGCGCAACTACGATGGCCTACTATGGTGGCTTTAACCATTTTACAGGAGAAGCGCAACTTGTTCCTATACATCTTCAATTTGGTATGTCTTCTTCTTTAGAGGCATACATAGGCTACCTAGACCATCTTAGGCTTATTAGGATAACATATTACAATATAGGAGATGTAATAACTATAGGAAGTGACAGTTGGATGGTATTTCCTTGGGGGCTTAAAAATACAGATACTCCTAATGGCCCACCTACTCAGGGGTTTCATACGACAGGAACTCTTGGATTTGCTGTTAGGTATGTACCTTAATAAGGAAGTAATATGGCAACTAACAGTGCGTTTCAATGGTACGACAAAGGTGTAAAGAACTTAAACTTTGCAGGTGTTCTTACTTCTACCTTAAAAGTAGCTTTAGTATACTCTACATATGTGCCTGATAAAGTAAACGATGAGTTCTTTGATGTAGATGTGTCTCTTGATGAGTTAATTACCTTAAATGGCTACACTACTGGTGGTATAGAACTAATTACTAAAACAGTAACAATAGGTCTAGCTCCTGGAGAATGGAGATTTGGTTCAGATCAACCTATATGGACTATAGCTGGAGGGGATGTAACTGCTAGATACTGGGTACTCTATGATGATACTCCTGTTTCTAATAAGCCTT